TACTTACTATCAAAAACAATTAGCATACCCGAGCAATGAAGTAGATGCTGTGATAGGTTTCTTAGAATCAAAAGGTTTTGATAGACCTGCGGCACAGTCTACTGGAGCAATATTACTACAACAAGCAAAAATAGATAATGTTAGAATATTTGAACTATTAGATACGCTTAAAGGGTTAGATAAACTTCAACTTAGCGTTGCTGTTGCAACTGTACTGAATTTTAATAGACAAAAAATTAGTACATTAGGATTTAGAGTAACTAATACAAATACTCCGTTAGAAGCAAGAAACATAATGGGGTAACCCATGGCACGTTTTGCACAAGGAAAATTCGAACCTAAAAACCCAGACAAGTATGTAGGACGTAAAACGCCAACTTATCGTAGTAGTTGGGAATTTGCGTTTTGTAAATTTTGCGATGAGAACCCATCAATACAAGCATGGGCAAGTGAAGCAGTAAAAATACCATATAGAAATCCATTAACAGGTAAACAAACAATATATGTTCCTGATTTTTTTATACAGTATAAAACTAAAAAGGGTAGAAATATGGTTGAACTTATAGAAGTAAAACCAGATAATCAAGTTACAATGGAATCAGCTGGCAAATCTAGACACAATCAATTAGCAGTTGCATTAAATATGGCCAAATGGGAAGCCGCAAGGGCTTACTGTAAGTCTAAAGGAATGTCTTTTAGAGTAGTTACAGAAAAGGACATGTTCCACAACGGAAAACGATAAATAATAGTAGCAGTTAATGTGAGTATATAATGACAAAGAAATTAGAAGAACTTCTTGATTTACCTGATAGTAAAGAAATTATCAAACAAGATCAGAAAAAAGACAGAAAAGACGTAGTAGCTCAACAGAATGAAACTCTGAGAGATATTGCTGAGTTTGATAAAATTGCTGGAGCATTGCCGGCAGTAAAAGGTTTAGGCGAATTAGCTGATACAGAACTAAATGAAGTTGCACAAAAGGCAATGGATGCCTATGACGATCTAATGGATTTAGGTATGAACGTTGAATCAAGATACTCAGGCAGGGTATTTGAAGTAGCAGGTGGTATGCTTAAAACATCACTTGATGCTAAAGTTGCTAAGTTAGATAAAAAACTTAAAATGGTAGAACTCCAACTTAAGAAAGAGAAGATGGACAAAGACGGTAAACCTGATGATGAAATGATTGCAGGCGAAGGTTATATAGTAACAGACCGTAATAGTTTGCTTGAAAAACTTAAGAATATGGATAAATAATTTAATAAGGACGAAAACATGTTTGAAAAATACCTAGCAGAAGCTAAAAAAATATACGAATTTAACATTGGAATAGCAGGTGAACTACCCGAAAATTGTGAGGATAGTTTAGAGACATGCTTAAACCGTTATAGCGTAGCGTCAATGAGTGCAGGCAAGAAAACGCCAATTCAAGAACGCCCGTTAGACTTTCCACAACTTAGTAATTGTGAAGTTACATATTACGAAGTTGGATTAAATTATCCTACAACACCACAAGTGTTAGGAGAATATATCACACAGTGTTGTGATATTGACAGAGCTCATCTTATAGTACGTAATGTGAATGAACCACAAGAAATGTACCAAGCAATTAAAGATGATGAGCCATACCAAGTCAAACTAGAAACAGAAGATATGGGCGGAGATTCAGCACAAGATGATGTTGGTTCAAGCCGTGTTATGTCACTATTAAAAGAACTTGAAACTGCTAGATCAGAAAAAGAAAATGATCCGTTACAAGATGTTAAACCAGGTGAAGGCGCAGATATCACCGACAAGGAAAATACTGTATCACCAGTAGGGAGCAAATAATGAACCTTAAAGACATGATTGCTAAAATGGACGCTATCGAAGCTCCTAGCAAAAAACAAGAATTAAAAGAATCAGCATCAATGAATATTTCAATGACAGCAGACGATGCTGGACAAGTTGGACAGCTTATGTCAATGATGCGTAATGCAGGAATGAATCCAACAGCAGTTAGTGATAAACCACTAGCACCAAGAATGGATATGGAAAAGCACATTAAAGCATTAGGTGCAATGGACGATGATCCAGAAATTCCAGGCAGAGATGATGTTGACGGAGACAAAGACTTAAAAGCAGGTATAATTGCTAAAGGCTTAGGAGCAACAGGTGGCGCAGTAGCAGGCGATGCATTAGATAAAGCAACAGGCGGTGTTGCAAGTACAGCGGCAATGGGCATGGGAGCAAAAGCAGGCGGAGCAATCGGCGGAGCATTAGGTGGTCCAGCTGGAGCGGCAATTGGTGCAGGATTAGGCGGAGCAATAGGTTCACAAGCACCTAAAATTGCAGGCGGACTTGCAGGAGCGGCAATGGTCGATGATGAACAAAAAGAAGATTATGCTAACTCACCAGATGAGCAGTATTCACCAGCATCAGATGTAACTAATCCTCCTTCAAACGATTTAAATAAATCTAAAAAATCTTATCCAAAAGTAGCAGGCGGCGATAACCCAAGAGCACTAGCAGATAAAATTAAAGAAGAACTTTCTTCATTATATTCAGAGTACAAGGGGTAATTAAATGGCTGGACAAACAAGAGTAAACGGATCAGGAAAATCAGCGGCAGGTGATGTTCATTACCCAGGCGCATTTGCTTTTAAAATTTTAGTAAAAATTGCAAATGGCACAGCAGTTGATCTAAGAGCAGAAGACGATGCATTAGATGAAACAGTAGAGCAAATTTGTAAAGAAATTAATCCTTTAATTTATCATACTACTAATGACAACAGTGGTACAATGACTGTAGTATGTGATAACAGTGTAACAGCGGCAGACTTACAAACACGTATTAGAAGAATTGGAACAGCGGCAAACTATCCAACTAGTACAGTAACAGCAGTTGGACCAAATAACATTGATACAAGCGGTTCATTAGTAACTCTTGCGGCAACACTAGTAGCAACATAATGCGTGATTTACTGGAGAAGTTAGATAATATCAGCTCACCAGTTAACGAGCAAGCAAGTGTTAACATCAACATGAATGCAGAAACTCCAAACGAAGTTGCTGAACTAATGCAAATGATGACTAACGCAGGACTAAGTCCTAGTATTGTACAGACAGCAAAAATGGACGATCCAAAAATTCCAGGTAAAGACGATGTCGAAGGTGACCAAGATCTAAATGCAGGAGTACTAGGTAGTGCGGCTGGCGGATATCTTGGATCTACACTAGGCGCACCATTAGGTCCAATAGGATCAATTGGCGGTGCAGTTCTTGGCGGTGTATTAGGTGACAAACTTACCGGCGACGGCATAGTTTAAATTACAGTTTTGCTCACATAGGCCCAATGGGCCTATTTTTTTGGTTAAATACTAGTATGAGTACTTCTTTAGACGGCGTCTTAATTAAGAAAGCCAATAAAACAGAAACATACACTGATGCACAAATTGAGGACCTTGCAAAATGCATGGACCCTAAAGATGGCTACGACCACTTTGCACGTAAGTTTGCTTATATTCAACATCCAGTAAAAGGTAAATTATTGTTTGAACCTTTTGCATATCAATCACGATTACTTCAAAGTTATCACGATCATAGATTTAATATAAACATGTTGCCAAGGCAGACTGGTAAAACTACTACTGCCGCAATATACCTAGCATGGTATGCAATGTTTCACCCAGATCAAACTGTATTAATTGCCGCACACAAGTATACAGGCGCACAAGAAATTATGCAACGTATACGTTATGTGTATGAATCATGTCCGGACCATATTAGAGCAGGTGTTACAAACTATAACAAAGGCTCAATGGAGTTTGAAAACGGATCACGTATTGTTAGTGCTACAACAACAGGCAACACAGGACGTGGTATGTCCATATCATTATTATACTGTGACGAGTTTGCATTTGTGAATCCTAATATTGCAGAAGAATTTTGGACATCAATATCACCTACACTAGCAACAGGTGGTCGTGCTATTATTACAAGCACACCTAATAGTGATGAGGATACGTTTGCTGTTATTTGGAAACAATCACAAGACAGATATGACACACACGGCAATGAACAACAAGTAGGTGTAAACGGATTTCATGGATTTACATGCAGTTGGGATGAACACCCTGATAGAGACGAAGAATGGAAAGTTGACGAAATTGGACGTATTGGTGAAGAGAAATTTAGACGTGAATACGGTTGCGAATTCCTAGTATATGATGAAACATTAATTAATAGTATTCATCTATCGACAATGGAAGCAAAAAATCCTCTAATGAATATGGGGCAAACACGTTGGTATGCTAAACCAACAGCAGATCAAAATTATGCAGTAGCACTTGATCCAGCAATGGGTACAGGTGGAGACTATGCCGCAATTCAAGTATTCGAACTTCCAAGTTATAAACAAGTAGCAGAATGGCGTCATAATGAAACTCCTATACCTGCACAAATTAGAATACTAAGAGATATTTGCACACACATACAAGATAGTTCTAAAGGAACTGGTAATAACATTTATTGGAGTGTTGAAAACAATAGTATTGGAGAAGCCGCACTTATTGTTATTAACGATTTTGGTGAAGAAAATATACCCGGACTATTTGTAAGTGAACCTATGCGTAAAGGACATGTACGTAAGTTCCGTAAAGGATTTAATACTACACATGGTACTAAGATTACAGCATGTAGTCGTTTAAAAACTATGGTTGAAAATAATAAGATAACTATTAACAGTGGCCCATTAATTACTGAACTAAAAAATTATGTTGCTACAGGTACTAGTTTTAGAGCAAAGCCGGGAGCTAATGATGACTTGGTTAGTGCTACATTACTTGCACTAAGAATGATGGCAGTAATGAAAGACTGGGATCCACGTATATACAGTACGTTTACGCAAGCAGAAGGAGAAGAATCATACGAACCGCCAATGCCAATTTTTGTTAGCGGTTATTGATAAATATTAATATGAAAAACCTTGAGACCATAGCCGACGAATTATTTAATAAGATACGTGGACGTTTTCCTAATATTACAGTAGGAAACGAATCTGCTGAAGTAACTAACAAACCTAAAGAAGCTAGATTTTTTGAATTTGACTTTGCAAGTGGAAAAAAAGTTAGTGTAAGTATTGACGAAAAAGCACTTACGGTAATGTATGGTCAAGATTTATTTGCAGAAGATGAACATGTACTTAAAAGTAAATGGTTTGACCTTTTAAAAGAATTAAGAGTATTTGCAAAAAAGAGAATGTTAAATTTTGATACAAGAGATATAACCAAATCAAACTTAGACAAAAGAGATTATCAGTATCTAAGCACGGAGAAACAAATGAGCGAATCAAAGATGTATGGAACTAGCAGAACTAGTTACCAAGATATTGGAACAGCAAGACTTGTAGTAAAGCATGCTGGCCCAGTTAACCACGAAAATGTTGCAGGCCGCACACAAAATGTACACAGCATTTATATTGAAAGTGATGCAGGCGAAAGATTTAGATATCCATTTAGACATATGAACGGTGCAAGAGCAATGGCTATGCACGTAAGTGAAGGCGGAAATGCATATGATGATTTTGGCAAACATATTACCGGACTATCAGAAGAATTAAACAAACTGCGTAAATTTAAGACATACATGAATCGCTCAAGTGTAATGGCTGAAGGTTTAGCAGGATACATGGACGTTGTAAACGAAAGACTAGCAACAGTTAAAAAGACAGTTGAGTCATTACAACGCAAATCATATTACAAAGAAACATTTGAAACTTTCGAAACAACCGTGCTAGAAGAAGTTCCAGAAGATGTTTCAAATACTTGGATTGACGAACTTACTATTAGACAGTTTAATGAAGAACTAAAAGGTGTATTTCCATATGTATACAACTTAGTAAAAGAAGCAAACAAAGTAGAAGACTTAGACCTAGAAACATTAGGCGAAGAAATGTCTGAAATGGAAGCAGAACAATACCACTGTAAACATTGCGGAGATGTAATGCACAATCCAACAACTGATTGTCCACATGATGTACATGATGAAAATGGAAGACATTGGGTTGATAAAAATGGCAACGGCATTCATGATGCAGATGAAGGCATAGTTGATCCACAAACAGCATATGCTGAAAAAATGGACGACATTATTGCACAATCAAAACATGAACAAGAACCAAAAGAAAAGCAAATGATGACAGCAGAAGAACAACAAGCAATGTGGGAAAAGTTTTCTCAGTGTGCGGCTGATGCGGCATCAAAAGGCGAAAAAATGTTTATGTTTGCAGGCAAAAAATATAAAACTACAATGAGTAAACTCAATGCAGAAAAGATTTTAGGCAAACGTACAGACGAAGAACAAGTTAATGAAGCATTACCGTTGCTAGGATTATTAATTCCAGCGGCAGGTGCGGCACTAAGACTTGTTGCTCCTAGAGTATTACCAGGTATGGCAACAGGTGCAAAAGAAATTTTAAAATGGGGTGTAAAGAATCCAGTTAAAGCAACAATAGGCGGAGTAGCGGCGGCTAATCCACAAGACACAGCAGACGTAGTTGGCGGCGCAGTAGATGCAGTTCAAGGTGTTGGTAGTGCTATAAGTGGTGCTAACGATGCAATTGATTCCGCACAAACAGCTATCAAAGATATTGGAACTAAAGTAGCCAACACAGCAGATGATTTAAAAACAATGGCGGCAGGCGCATTAGATAATATTCCAGATCTAAACAAAGTTGCAGGCATAGCAAAACAATATGCTATACCAGGTGCAGTAGCAGTTGCACTATTACTGGGCGGATATATGGCATATCAAAAATTGTTTGGCGACGAAGAAGGCGAAAAGGCCAAAGAAGGCGATAAAGATGCAAAAACAATCGATATCAGTCCAAAAGGACACGGCGACGAATTAAAGCAAAAGAACCAGATTCCATTAGATGAATTCATTAAAGGTATGTACGATTATACTAGCAATGCTTTCCCTAAAGGTGAAACAGCGGTCTTAACAGCAGTACAAAAACAGTACGGTGATGAGATGGTTGATGAAGCACAAGCAGTAATGGCAGATCTATTACGCTTGGAAGATACTGAAATGGCACGTATCCAATCCCTAGCAGGACTAAGATAACCAAATTTCAGAATAAAGTCAAAATAAAGGTTGACTTTATAAGTAATAGAGTGTATTATATATAAAGTAATGCACTTCGTAGGCAATACAAAACAGCTATAAGGCAATAAAACACATAGGAGGCTTATATTATGGCAACACTAGCAGAAATCAGAGCAAAGCTCAAAGAGCAAGAATCAAATACTGGCGGCAATCGATCGTCAGGTGGCGACAACGCAATTTTCCCATTTTGGAACATGCAAGAAGGACAGAGTTCAACTCTAAGATTCCTTCCAGATGGAGATGAGACAAATACTTTCTTTTGGAAAGAACGTTTGATGATCAAACTTCCATTTGCAGGAATTAAAGGTGAGACAGACTCACGTCCTGTACAAGTGCAAATTCCATGTATGGAAATGTACGGACAAACATGCGATATCTTAAATGAGGTACGTGCATGGTTTAAAGATCCAAGTTTAGAAGACATGGGTCGTAAGTACTGGAAAAAGCGTTCATACGTATTTCAAGGGTTTGTAACAGAGAATGCTCTTAATGAGGATTCAACACCAGAGAATCCTGTACGTAGGTTCATAATTGGTCCACAAATTTTCCAAATTATTAAAGCGGCACTAATGGATCCAGACATGGAAGAATTACCAACAGATTATACTGCTGGTGTAGACTTCCGTCTTAACAAAACATCCAAAGGTGGTTATGCAGACTATTCAACATCTAACTGGGCACGTAGAGAGCGTCCATTAGCAGATGCTGAAATGAATGCAGTTAATACTAATGGTTTGTTTAATCTAAGTGATTTCCTTCCAAAACAACCTTCAGAAGTTGAAGTAAAAGTTATGAAGGAAATGTTTGAAGCATCAGTTGATGGTGAAGCATATGACATGGATCGTTTTGGTCAATATTTCCGTCCAGCGGGAATGGCGGCAAGAACAGGTGATCCACAGGCTAAAGCAGGAACACCTGCTCCGGCAACACCACCAGCGGCACCAGCGGCAACTCCAGCACCAGCGGCAACAGGTGTAACAGCAGAAGCTCCAGTAGCAGAAGCGGCACCTGCGGCAACTACAGCTGAAGCACCGTCAGGCAAAGCTGAAGACATTTTATCAATGATTAGAGCACGTCAATCATAAAATAATTAATCGTTTGTAGGGGATTAATTTCCCCTACATTAGCTTTACATAAGGAGAAACTATGGCTAAATCATTTGATGTTAGTAAGTTCCGTAAGGACTTGACTAAAAGTATAACAGGTATGAGTAGTGGCTTTAATGATCCAACAGATTGGATTAGTACAGGCTCATACGCACTAAACTATCTTATTAGTGGCGACTTTCATAGAGGCGTTCCACTAGGTAAGGTAACAGTGTTTGCAGGAGAATCTGGCGCAGGTAAAAGTTATTTCTGTGCAGGTAACATTGTAAAACACGCACAAGATCAAGGTATCTTTGTAGTATTAATTGACTCAGAGAACGCACTTGATGAAAGTTGGTTACAAGCATTAGACGTTGACACAGGAGAAGATAAACTTCTTAAACTAAACATGTCAATGATTGATGATGTAGCAAAAACTATTAGTACATTTATGGCAGACTATAAAGCAATGAACGAGGAAGATCGTCCTAAGGTATTGTTTGTAGTTGATAGTTTAGGTATGTTACTAACTCCAACAGATGTTGATCAGTTTAACAAAGGTGATATGAAAGGTGACATGGGTCGTAAGCCTAAAGCACTTACATCACTTGTACGTAATACTGTTAACATGATTGGTAGTTATAACGTAGGACTAGTATGTACTAACCACACATATGCATCACAAGATATGTTTGATCCAGATGACAAGATCAGTGGTGGACAAGGCTTTATCTATGCATCAAGTATTGTTGTTGCAATGAAAAAG